GGAGCAGTGCAATTGATACAAGGGGTACAGAAAATAAAATTTTATGATAGAAGCTTATTGTTTTAAGGAAGGAGATGGTATTTTGGAAATTACTGAAAACTTAATAATTGAATGTCTAAATGAGTTGGAGAAAAACTCGGCTGATAAGAAGATGTATAAGGAATACTATGAAGGGAATCACAGCATTTTGAATAACTATGCTATGCAGGACAGCAGGAGTAATCAAAAACTCATTTTTAATTTTCCCCGCAAATTTGTTGATAATGAAACAGGCTATCTATTAGGTAAGCCTGTTAATTTTGTGCCTAAAACAGATAATACAGAAATCATTGATTGTATTGATAGGAATACAAATCACTGGGATAAGGAGCATAATATTATCCTTCGAAAGATGAGTGAGATTTATGGAGAGAGCTATGAATTAAACTATATTAATTCTGAAGGAGAATTTTGTGCATCCATTTTAACACCATTGGAAGCATACGTATTGGAAGATGGTACTGCTGAAAGGAATGTATTACTGGGGCTTCATAGATTTAGAAAGAGATTTGATGACACCAGCTATTTAGATGTTTATACCGATTCAGAAATCCTACATTATACAATAGATTCTGATCAAAAAGGAAATATGGATCTGAAATATATAGGAAAGCATAATCATATTTTCAATCGTGTTCCAATAATTATTTGTCCTGCCAATAGTGAAAGACGAAGTGGCTTTCAAGATGTAATCAGCCTATTTGATGCTTATAATGCTTTGAATTCAGATTTAGTCAATGAGATTGCAGATCATAGGAATGCTTATCTTATCATTGAAAATGCCAAGATCGAAGAAGAGGATTTGTTAAAAATGAAGTCTATGGGAATTATCCAAGTGCCAAAGGGGGGAGTGGTGAAGTGGCTCACTAAGGATATTAATGATTCTTTTGTTAAGAATGAATTGGATAATATTGAACGTAAAATCTACGACATGATGGATGAAGTAAATTTCAATGAAAATTGGGCAAGTAACACTTCATCGCTGGCATTAAGGAATAAACTATTGAACTTAGAGAATAGAGTGGCAATACGACAAGCTTTTATGGAGAAGGTTATTAAAGAAAGACTTAAAAATCTATTTATTTATATTAAGAAAAAAGAAGGGAAGGTTTTTGATTATAGGGATGTTGCTATTAAATTTACTCGTAACTTGCCTACAGATCTTGTAGGGCTTGCTGATGTTATTGTAAAGTTGCAAAATGTTTGTTCACAGGAAACATTGCTGACATTGCTACCTTTTGTAGAAAATCCAAAGATTGAAGTGCAGAAATTTAAAGCAGAGGTAGATAAAATTGATTTTAAAAACTGGGGAGGTGATGATGAGTGATTCAGGATCACAAAGAAAAAATATTAGAAATAAAAAAGAAAGCCATAGAAAAGGTGGAACAAGAAGTAGAAGGAATCTATAATGAACACAAAAAAGTCTTAGGAATGCTGTTGTTACTGATAATGGAACTGTTTGATAAGTATTCACTGGAAGGAAAATTTAATGTTAACCGTTATCAAAGAGTAGAAATCTTAAAGGAATTGGAAAACATGATTATTAAACATACAAAAGAATTATCACAAGCAGATATTAATATCAGTAAACATATTTTAGAAGATGTTATTACCGAAAGCTATCAAATGCATACTGATTTATTTGGGGATATCAAAAATATTACAATTACTTCAGTTCTTCTTGATGAGATTATTTTTAAGCAGTACAAGGGAGATATATTTGATAATAGAATCACCGACAACAAAAGAAAACTAGCAAATCGCTTATATGTTGAATTAGATAAAGGATTGATAAATAATATGACTTTAGAAGAAATATCACATAATATTCAAGAAATATTTAAGCAGACTAATTATGAAACTTACCGTTTACTTATGACAGAGCAGACAAGAGTATTTGATGAGGTACAGACGAAGGTATTTATTGCTTCTACTAATGTGAATAAAGTTATGTGGGTGTCTGCTCTGTGTGAAAATACCTGTCCGTATTGTGAAATGATGGATGGAAGCATTTTTACAGTTGATGACCCCAATAAACCTGAAATCCCTGCTCATGTATTTTGTCAATGTTGCTGGGTTCCAATTTAGTGTTAACAAAATAAGATTTAGTGATATAATTATGAGTGTGAATAAGATTTCGTGAGAGGGGATGCCTATGTCTTTAACATTTGAACAGGTTGATAAAATATTTAAAGAATATGAACTAATGCCTCATATGTTGGAAGATGGAAAAAGGACGGAGTATTCTTTTCAATATAAAAAAAGCCATACAGGTAAGCAAAACGTAGCAACAAATGTAAGTCCCTTAATGAATGGGGGAGTAAGAGGCTATATTTATGTTGGGTATTTAGAAGAATTCAAATTTAAAAAAGATGCTCCAGCAGGATATCAGTACATAAAAAGTGCTAGAGAACATATTAAGATTAATGATATGTCAGAACAAGAATTAAGAGGTTATTTGGATAGAATAGTAAAATATTATGAGTGAAAATTTTTAGTAAATATTGAGCCTTTATAGAGGCTCTTTTTTTATACCAAAAACTATGCGTTCCTAGTTCATAGAGTTGGGAGGGCAAATAATAAGGAGGATTTTATACTATGACATTTGAAGAAGTTAAACAGTTTTTACAAAGTGAGGAAGGTAAGAAAGAAGAAGTCATTGCATATTTGCAGGAGACAAATCCATTAACTGTTGCAAGGGTGCAGGAATTCTTAGATGTAGATCAAGAAGCGAAAAGTTGGCTGGACTCTATTAAGGATAAGCATTTATCCAAAGGATTAGAGACATGGAAAACCAATAATCTTGAGAGTCTGATTTCAGACGAGATCAAAAAGAGATTTCCTGAAAAGGATGAGAAAGAACTTGAGGTGGAAAAGTTAAGAAGTGAAATTGAGAAGATGAAGCAGGAAAAACTTCGAGAGTCATTAACCAATAAGGCAATAAAAACAGCTACAGAGAAGGGTCTACCGATTGAATTGGTAGATTTTTTTATTGGTGCAGATGAAGAAAAAACTACTTTAAATCTCAAAGCATTAGAAGATACTTTTAATCTATCTGTACAGAAAATGGTGGAGCAGAGATTAAAAGGAGAAGGATACGTTCCACCAAAGGATTCAGACAACAAGCAAAGTGACTTAGATAGTTTATCAATGGAAGATTATATCAAAGCGAGAAATAAATAAAATTAGAAAGGATATGGTGATTTATTATGGGAAATACAATTTTAACTCCATCAATTATAGCGAAGGAAGCTTTAATGCAATTAAGAAATAATACGGTAATGGCAAATTTAGTACATAGAGATTATTCACAGGAATTTGTGGCTGGTGTGGGGAATACGGTATCGATCAGAAAACCAGCAACATTTGAAGCACAGGAGTTTGATAGAAGTTCAGGTATTCAGATTCAGGATGCAACAGAAGGTTCTGATACAGTAGTACTGGATAAACTATTGGATGTATCTTTTGAAGTAACATCTGAACAGTTAACCATGGATATTAGAGATTTTAGTGAGCAATTATTGATTCCAGCCATGCAAGGGTTTGCAAATAAAATAGACTTGTACTTATTAGGATTATATAATGATATTCCTGATGCATATGGTACAGCAGGAACTACTCCGAGTACAGTAAGCGATATTACAGGAGCAAGAAAAATATTAAATGACAATAAAGTACCTTTTGCAAATAGAAATCTTGTAATTGATACTGCTGCTGAGGATAAATTCCTTCAGTTATCTACCTTCCATGAGGCAGATAAAGTAGGAGATAATGGTACAGCCATGAGAGAAGCTTCTCTAGGTAGAAAGTTCGGATTCAATATCTTTATGGATCAAAATGTTATTCCTCATACAAAAGGAACATTAACTGGGGATGAAGGAACAGTGAAAATTAAAGGAGCAGTAAGTGCAGGATCAACTCAATTAGTAATAGACGGAACCAATCTTACGGGTACTCTTGTTAAAGGAGATATTATTTCAATTGGTGGAAAGACCTATGTAATAAAAGAAAATGCTACTGCTGCTGCCAATGAGATTGCTGTAAAAGTATATCCAGCAACAACAGATATCGCAGATGATACAGATGTAACAATAACAGGAAATCATACTGCCAATATTGCCTTTCACAAAAATGCTTTTGCATTAGTAAGCAGACCATTAGCATTGCCAAGAGGATTAAGTTCTGAACAGAAAGCAATCGTTAATTATGATGGATTCGGATTAAGAGTAATCTATGATTACAATAGTCAATACAAGAAAGATGTCATTTCAATTGATATGCTTTGTGGAGTAAAGACTTTAAATCCAGAATTAGCTTGTAGATTATTAGGTTAAAGATACTAGAACAGGGGTGTGCCTTATGATGCATCCCTTTTCTGATTTTAAGGGAAGGTGATTATATTGAAGTGTCCATATTGTAGTGTTGATTACAACAGTGTTATTTCTTTAAATGCTCATGTTGAGAATTGACCTGTATTTTTTTGCGCAAAAGGAGAAATATTATGCTTGAAAAATATTTGTAACGGAAAGACGAGGGTTCAAGTATTTTATAATACGGTATTAAGAAATTTTCCTCTTTTCTGCCCTAAATGTAAATTAACACATATCGTTGATGTTGAAAAATTAGAAATCATAATCAAAAACTCTGAAAAACAAACTTTTTAATTTTGAAAAGGAAGGATATTAAATGAAACACTTACCTAAAAGTACACCTACGGAAATATTGAATGACCCATACGGATTTACTTACAAAGAAATGTCGGAAGTAATTGGAGAGGATAAAGCAAGAGCCTTATATACGGAATTATATAAACAGCCATTTCACAAAAAAATCTATCAATATCAACAAAAAAAGTCTATAAAAGTAGCGATACTGAAAAGTATGTTTATGAATTGAAAAACAACAGGTATATCGAAACGGTTTTTATTAAACGGCGAGATGGTGGGACTGTTTGCGTAAGTACGCAAGTTGGTTGTTCTGTTGGCTGTATTTTTTGTGAGTCCGGACGCAATGGTTTTGTTCGTAATCTAACACCGTCTGAAATTGTGCAGCAGGTTGTATTGATACGTCAAAAAGTAAATCGTATCGTTTTTATGGGAATGGGAGAACCTTTATTCAATT